CATGACCACAAAAGCTTAGTTAAAGGATTATCCATGAACCAACGTAACCATAAAATTAGAACGTTGACTGGTTACTCTCATTTTATTGAGACTGACTATTCAAGATTCGACACATCTATTTCCATTGAATATTTAGAACAGGTTGAGTATTTGTTCCTGACAACACCATTTATGTCAGACGAACACTGGCTCTTCCGCCAAGCTCTCAGGATGGCTCACCATACTTTCGGTGTTAGTGACTTGGGTATTAGTTATTCTATACCAGGCACTCGCTGTTCAGGTGATGCCCATACTTCCATCGGCAATGGTCTTATAAACCACTTTAATACGTGGCTTGCTCTGGAACCCCTTCCGGCTGATAGCTGGACATCCTTTCACGAGGGTGATGATGGTATCATAGGTGTCGCTGAGGAATTTATAGATCAGGCCTGCTACAATATGCATTTGATGCCGTCCTTAGGCTTTCAGCTTAAAATGGACAGGCATAATGATCTGACGCAAACGAGTTTTTGCGGCAGGTTTTTGGCTGCAGATAAAGATGTTATAGTGTCTATCTGCGATTTAAAACGTACATTAGCCAAGTTGCATACCAGTTGTAGCGATGGAGACCCCATGTCGTTGATAGTTGCCAAAGCAATGAGTTATTATCATACCGATAAGAATACACCGATTTTGGGCGCATTTTGCACCACATTAATATCGTTATATTTGCCCTATCTCTCTAAACGTCGAATTGAGAGGGCCATCGGTCATTTGAGGACGGAAATGTATCATCGTTTCAAAAGTCAAAACCTCAAATCATTTTATACTACCAACTATGCTCCGGTGGAACCTTCCGCTGTTAAACGAGCATTGGTCGCATTACGCTGTGGCTATACACCTGCCACACAAATTGCGTATGAACAGTATTATTATAGCTTCTTGCGATTGGGTTATTTACCCAGTAACATCGACCGCATACCTGAAGGATGGACGCTGGATCACACAGCGCATATTCATGGACCTGTGTCTGATTTCGTTCTTTAATTTATTCAAGGCTTTCACGATCCTTGTCTTAATTCAGTACTTGTAAGATGTGAACTATCGTACTCGGTGACCTACGCCTGTCTGCAAGACTAAAGTGGGGGGCGTGATACCGACGCGAGTTCCCGG